GCAAAAAATATGGAGTTGGTATGATGTCTGGTGGCATGGCTAAGAAACCTATGAATAAAGGTATGAAGGCTTTAAAGAAAGCAGCCCCAGCAGTGGCTAAAAGAATGGGTTTTAAACACGGTGGCATGGCAAACTGCGGAGCCTCTATGAAACCAACACAAAATTCAAGTAGAGGAAGGTAACTATGGCTAAGGAATATAAATCAATTTCAGCTGCACGAAAAGCTGGATCTATGTACTACACTGGTAAGGACGGTAAGAAAAAGCTTGCTGTTACTAAAGAGCAGTTAGATGCTTGGAAAGAAAAGAACAAGGGTAAGTATAAAGGTTCAGCACTTACTGCTTGGGCAAATGCTAAGGGTAAAAATATCACTGGTGCTCCTGCCTCTTCTCCACGTCCTAAGCTACGTCCAGGTTCAGAAAAGAAAACTGGCACTCCTAGCAAACGTCTGGATACTAAGGGTAAAACACCTGTAGGTAAAACCTACGATAGAGTTAGCCCTAATGCTGCAGCAAGGAAAACTGATGCAGGGGTAAAAAGCATTGTTGCAACAGCAGAGAAAGCAATTAAGCAAGCTGAAAAAGACGGTGCAAGAGTTGCAAGAGTTAAAAAGATTATGCAGGATATCAAGAATGAAAGAAAAGATGATCCTACAACTCTAGTGGACAACTTGCAAAATTGGATTAAAAATTGGAGAGCTACTAGAGGCACCTCTGGTAAAGCTAAAGGTGATCCACGTAATATGTATAAAGGCGGAATGGCTAAAAAGAGGTAAGCATGAAAATAGAAGGCGATCTAGTAGTAAATCATCGAGGTGCAGTTCTCGGTAAAAAAATAAATGGTATTTGGAAAAGTAAAGATAAAAAAGTTTTAGCTTTTGTTGCAGAACAAGAAGCACAGCCTAAGCCTAAAGCTAAGAAAAAAGCTGCACCAAAGAAGACTGAAGAAAAGCTAGAAATGGTTCGTGCTCGTGATGAAAACGGACACTTTATTGCTGATGACCCAGAAACTGAAGTAAATGAAGCTTGGGTAGTCAAAACAATTAAGAAAGTGATTAAGAAGTAATGTCTTTTACTCAGCAAGGTAAACCAGCACGTATCAAGTCAGTGTATGGTCACAATTCAGGTACATCTACAGAAGACGTGTATGTTTGCCCTGCTAATGCTACAGCAGAGGTTACTTTCATTCACGTTGTAAATGGTGGTGGAGCTACTAATAGTATTGAACTAGAGTGGTATGTAGCAGCAGATTCGTATACTTCTCACTTCTTAAAAGGTAAAAGTCTTAATGCCAGTGACTATATAACTTTTACCAATATTGATTTAGTTCTGCAGCCTGGAGACAAGATACAAGTGACTCCAACTTCTGCAGGACACATAGACACCATTCTTACTGTAACGGAGACATTTGTTCCTGTAGGGTAACGGGGTTGCATTTTTATCAATAGTATAGTATAACTAATAACATATAACTACTCCTGCCCATGAAGGGTTAAACACATAGGAGTAGAAAATGTTTAAAAGATTACTAAATAAAATAATTGAAGCAAGACAAGCCCAAGCAAATGCTCGTATTGCTGAAATGCACCTCTGGAGAATGTCAGACAGAGAACTTAACGATCTAGGTATTGGTCGTGGTGACATTAAAAGAATAGTTCGTGGCAACACACTATAAACACAACACACAAGGACACACACATGGAAAAATATACCTCTAATCCGTATCAAATACGTACAGACCTTTTGGCTATGTCAAAAGAAATGTTAGACAAAACATATGACACACAGCTTCAACTAGCATACGCAGCTATGGAGCAGTACAAAGACAATGCTGAACTAGCTTTAGAAGCTTGGAAAAGATACATCCCTACAATGTACACTCCAGAAGAAGTTAAGAAGCAAGCGGAAACATTATACGAGTTTGTAGTCAATAAAAAGTAAAGTCTAATGAGTCTTTGGGAGGAGGCAAATGGACCCAGTTACTATAATTTCAGGGGCCACTGTTGCCTTCAATGCCCTTAAAAAAGGCTTTGCTGTAGGAAAAGATCTTCAGGATATGTCCAGTCAACTAACTAAGTGGGCAGGGCATATGTCTGATCTAGGTCAGGCTGAAAAACAAGTTAAGAATCCCCCTTGGTGGAAGTCCATTGGAGGTTCTGTAGAGGCCGAAAGTTTGGAAGTTTTTGCAGCCAAACGAAAAGCAGAGGCCATGAGAAAAGAATTAAAGGATTATATATCTTTCACGATGGGGCCATCAGCATGGGACGAGCTAGTGGCAATCGAGGCCAAGATTCGTAAACAAAAGAAAGAACAAGAATACCGTAAAGCAGAACTACAAGAAGCAATAATTACTTGGACAATATCAGGTTTCTTATTACTACTAGGTTTTGGTACTCTTGGATTTATATTATACATGGTGGCATAATGGCTAGAAACCTAACAGAGAAACAACAGAAGTTCCTTGATGTCCTTTTTGACGAGGCTAGGGGAGATCCTGTGACAGCTAAAAAACTGGCAGGGTATGCTGAAGGTGTTTCTACATCAAGTATTGTTAATGCCTTGACAGACGAGATTGCAGACCTTACAAAGAAGTTCATAGCACAATCGTCTACTAAGGCTGCATATACTATGTTCTCTGTTATGGCTGATCCTACTGATCTAGGTGTAAAAGAAAAAATGTTAGCAGCTAAAGACATTCTAGATCGTGCAGGATTTACAAAAACAGATAAGGTAGAGGTGAAAGCTGCAGAGCCACTATTCATCTTACCTGCGAAAGAAGATGAGTAAAAGAGCATCAGAGGCTAACCACCCGACTAAAGTAGACTGGCAGATACCGTTACGAGGTGAAAAAGGAGAATGGTATCCTGTTGTCAGAGTAGGAAGACACGTACCATTTGGTTACAAACAGGATGAAGAAGACGAAATGCTTCTGATTCCTATCCCTGAAGAACTAGAACTTTTAGAAAAAGCAAAGTTGTTCCTTCAAGACTACAGTGTTAGACAAGTAGCTAAGTGGTTGTCTGATCAGTCTGGTAGAAACATCTCACATGTAGGGTTATACAAACGTGTCAGAATGGAAGAAAAAAGACGGAGAGCCTCCTCAAACTACCGTCAGTATGCCAAAAAATATAAAGAAGCGGCAAGGAAGAGCAAGAAGATCGAAGAAGAAAGACTTGGTGGAAAGCACACCAGAAGTCTTGACACAGACGAAGAATACATCTACCTTGAGCACGGAGAACGATGCCCCTTCTGTGGCAACACAAGAGGTGATCTTCCAACCGAATCCGGGTCCACAGACTAAGTTCCTTGCTTCAACAGAACAAGAAGTCCTATATGGAGGCGCAGCAGGTGGTGGAAAAAGCTATTCGTTGGTTGCAGATCCAGTTAGGTTCTTTACAAACCCACATGCACGAATGCTACTTGTTCGTCGTAGTACAGAAGAGCTTAGAGAACTTATCTCTGTAAGTAAGCAACTATACCCAAGAGCTATACCGGGTATACGATTCATGGAAAGAGATAAGACTTGGGTTGCCCCTAATGGTGCTACACTCTGGATGTCGTATCTTGACAGAGATGACGATGTTATGAGATACCAAGGTCAAGCCTTTAACTGGATTGGGTTTGACGAATTAACACAGTGGCCTACTCCATATGCTTGGAACTATATGAGGTCACGTCTTCGTGCAACAAAAGCTTCAGGTTTACCTCTCTACATGAGAGCAACATCAAACCCAGGGGGTCCGGGACACCAATGGGTTCGTAAACACTTCTTAGATCCAAGCCCACCTAACAAAGCTTTCTGGGCTACAGATGAACACGGTGAAGTAATTAAATGGCCTCAAGGCCACAGCAGAGAGGGACAACCTCTTTTTAAACGTAAGTTTATTCCTGCTACCCTTTTTGATAACCCCTACCTAGCAGAAGATGGAATGTATGAAGCCAACCTTTTATCTCTGCCTGAGCATCAACGAAGACAGTTGCTTGAGGGTGACTGGGACATTAACGAAGGATCAGCTTTCCCAGAGTTTAACAGACGTATACACGTTGTTGAACCATTCGATATTCCAAGCAACTGGGTACGTTTCAGAGCTTGTGACTATGGGTATGGGTCTTATACTGGTGTAGTCTGGATTGCAGTTGTTCCAGGATCTGAACAGCTAATTGTGTACAGAGAGTTGTATGTATCTAAGATAATAGCCACTGATTTGGCTGACATGATCCTGGACATAGAACAAGATGAGAAGATTAGATATGGAGTTCTTGACTCTTC